TTAGCTCTCGACTTTCGTTCCGCCCTTAAAGCTATAGACCAGTTTCCCTTCGATTGATGCAGTCACCACCTCGACCGCCACGGCCCATAGCTTCTCGTCGAATTCCTCCAGAACCAGCGGGCGTGTTTCTAGCCCCTTAATAAAACCTTCAAGCATCATGAACTTACTCTGTCGCTCACGTCTCAGCGCCTCAAGTTCGGCCACTCGCTCCGTGGCCTTGCGGTGCCTTTCCAGATAGCTGTTGTTTCGTTCATTAAACTCCTCTTGGCTAACTACTACACGAGCATTCTCATAGATTGCCTTCTTGGCCAGTTCGGTTACCACCTCAATTTCCTGACTCAGTTCCGCAAGCTCAGCATCAATTTCTGAGCAGTCGCAAAGGTAGTGTTGGGCAAGTCGGCAGCTAGCGAGCAGCTCCTCTCGGTCGCTCATCAGAGTGTTAAACGCATTCAGGAATCGCTGCTTTACCTCGTCTTCGGTGACGTGTGGAGTTTTACACCTTTTTTCGCCCTTGTACTTCTCATTGCAGCGCCAGATTGTGCGGCGGTACTTTGTATTGGAGCCCCAGACCTTTGAGCCGAAAAAGCCGCCACAATCGCCGCAGACGATCCTCGCAGAGAAAGGGCTGTGGCAGCTAGTGGGCCTGCCAAGCTTCTTACGACGCTCTATTTCTAGCTGAACCGCGTCGAACTCTTCTGGCTCAATAATGGCTTGGTGGCTGTTCTTTACATAGTACTGCGGCACCTCGCCCTCGTTGACCTTCCTCTTTTTCGTCAGAAAATCTACAGTGAAGCCCTTCTGTAAGAGGGCCTCACCCTTATATTTCTCATTGGACAGGATGCTCTTTACCGTGGCCACTTGCCATGTCTCTTTCCCTGCCGGTGAGGGGATACCCTGGCTGGCAAGCTCCTTGGCAATCGCTGAGGGCGTTTTTCCCTCAATAAATAGCCGGAAAATCATTCGCACAACTTCAGCTTCAGACTCTACAATCCTCGGTAGACCGTCCTCTCCCTTCTCGTAACCGAGGAACTGGCCGTATGGAACACTGATCTTCCCGTCCGCCATGCGCTTACGCTGCCCCCAAGTGACGTTCTCGGATATGGAGCGGCTCTCTTCCTGAGCGAGGCTAGACATGATCGTTATCAGAAGCTCACCTTTGCTGTCCAGAGTATAGATGTTCTCCTTTTCAAAATAGACCTCCACGCCCTTTTCCTTAAGCTTTCGTACAGTGACCAGGCTGTCTACGGTGTTCCGAGCAAAGCGGCTGACGGACTTGGTGATGATTAAGTCAATCTGTCCAGCCAAGGCATCGGCGACCATCTGCTTAAAGCCCTCGCGTTTGTTAGTGTTGGTCGCGCTGATTCCCTCGTCAGTGTAGACCCTGACAAACTGCCAATCCTCACGTTCCTTGATGTACTTAGTGTAGTAATCCACCTGTGCTTCGTAACTGGTCAACTGCTCTTCACTGCCTGTAGAAACCCTGGCATAAGCAGCAATCCTGCGCTTGGCTGACGGTGAGCCATCATGTAGAGAGCGCTGGCCAATGGTGGCCGGTATAACCCTTACGCTTGATGCCATCTTACTCCCTCCCTTTAGCTCTAGCGCGAGCCTCATGGCGCATCTCATTTGTCCAGCTCTCGCGCCGCGACCTATCCTGCCAGACCTTTTCACTGATTCTACCGTCACGGAAAGCAAAGACCAGCTGGTTGAATATAGGCACGCGGATTTCTGCGACTTCCTCTCCAAAAGCATCTCCGTCAAAGCTTTCAAGGCCTAGAGCCTCTGCAGCAGCTGCCCGTAGTACGGCTTCCGGTATCTGTTTGGTGTGACAGGCTGCCTTGCCCATTAGCAAGAATGTAGAGCACTGCCAGACTGGGTTTCCCTTATTGACTCTCCGTTTGTACTTCTTCCCGCAGTTTCCGCACAGGATGATGCTACTGAAGGGATAGCTCTTGCCAGTGGAATCATTCGCACCGGAAACTCTACGCCGCTGCTCCCTGACCACCTGCGCCGCCTCGAAGGTCTCTGAATCAATGATGGCCGGATGTGTGTCGTCCGCCTGATACATCGGCAGGGCGCCTTTGTTCCAAACCAGCTTTTTCGTCAGATGATCTGCTACATACTTTTTCTGCAGCAGTGCGCTTCCGGTATACTTTTCGTTTCTGAGGATTTCCATCACCCGCTGGCTTTTCCATTTACCACTGCGTACTTTGGGAACATTCATGGTTCTTAGTTTTCGTGCTATGGCGCTGCCTCCCATGCCTCTCAGATAGTCCTCAAAAATCAGGCGCACGGCGGCCGCTTCCTCTGGGTTAATCTCCACCTTCCCCCTGACGATGTGGTAGCCAAACAGAAACCGCAGGTTGGCTAGTTCTCCATTTTCGAACCGTTTTCGGATGCGCCATTTGCAGTTTTCACTGGCCGAAAGGCTCTCTTCCTGTGCGTATGATGCCAGGATGGTGAGCATTAGTTCGCCGTCTCCGCTGAGCGAGTGGATGTTCTGCTCCTCGAAATACACATCCACTCCCAGCAGTCTCAACTCCCGCACAGTCTCAAGAAGTGTAACGGTATTCCTGGCAAAGCGTGAAATAGACTTCGTAATAATCATGTCAACTTGACCTTTTCTACAGTCTGCAAGCATGCGCTGGAACTCGACCCGGCTGTCCTTCGTCCCCGTCACCGCTTCGTCCGCATAGACTCCGGCGTACTCCCAGTCAGGTCGCCGCTGAATCAGTTCGCTGTAATAGCTGACCTGAGCGGCGAGGGACTGAAGCATGGCTTCCTTTCCGCTAGATACCCGCGCATATGCGGCGACTCTCTGCTTCTGGGGAAACAAGGGGGAACTATGCGGCTTTCGTATTATTATCCTCTCCATGAGCGACCTCCTTTCGCTATCACATATTCGCTCTAAACCACTGTGTTATCAAGCACTTTAGCGATATATGCTAGAGGAAGAAAGGCCATATTTCTGGGCTACTACCGCATCTATGCTTGCCAGTTCAGCTTCGGAGATAATACCCTCAGCAAGCCATTGCCTGAGTACCACTACCGCTGTCTTGTAGTGAATGATAGCCTCTTCCCTACTCATGGCGCACCGCCTTGGATTTGCCGTAGCAGGCCCGGGAGCAGTACTTGCGTTTCTTGTTTCCGTAGCTTACAGACGCGACACCGCAATAATCACACGTGAAGGGATAGAACGCTTTCCGCGAGACCGCTTCCGGGTGGGCATTCCACCAAATCATACGGCATTTGTCGGAGCAGAAGCGCTTTTGCTTCGCTCCGGCGGTGTGGATGAGCAGCGCTTTGCACTGGCGACAGAGGGTGCCTGGAGTTTGACTGGCAAGTTCCCTGCCAACACCTCCGAGGTTGTTGCGGCGACAGAACGATTTCACCGTGTTCTCAGCTATGCCAAGTGCCGTGGCTATCTTTGCATAGCTATGGCCCATGCTGCGCAGCTGTGTGATTGTCTCTTTCTGCTGGTTTGTCATTTGGTTACCCCCTTCAGGACAGGCCCATAGGTGCCTTCGCCTTAAGCCACCGCAGGAGGTAAAATCGGACGGTTTGGGTGCATCAAAAAGATAGGCCCCACAGTACAGACTATGAATCCGTACTATGGGGCCTATCTATAATTCAACCGGCTACTTTGGAATCCTCAGCTTCTGCCCGGGTACGATGATATCCGAGGTCAAAGCATTTAGCTCCTTTATTTCGGGGTACCGCGCCCCGTTACCTAACTTGATCGCCGCTATTCTCCACAGCGAGTCGCCCTTTACCACTGAGTAGATCTCGTATTCGGTGACGCCGGTGCCACCATAGACCATACTCCCTGTGTTGTCGTAAACGGCGTAGCCGGGATTAGTGTCAACTAAGCGCTTGGCATTGTCTAGCACCCTGAACGCTCCTATTTGGGAGCTAACATCATCCCAACTTTTGCGAACCCGGTAAAGCGCGTCGATCGGAGCGGGAATGGGAGCGTCAGTTGCGCCTGCTGCCAACGCGGTCTTTACGGCAGCGCGGAAAGAGTCCATGTTTTCACCGTGGCGCGGGAACCAGTGCATTACGTCGGCATGATTACTGGCGATGCCCAGACGGTGGCCTTCTGAATGGCTTATGATGTCCTGCTCTGAGAGACCATACTGCCTGCAGAGATACACGCATAGCTCCACCGCCTCGCTATAGACCTTGCGGAAGTAAACGGCGTCGTCTAGGCCGTCCTCGCAAATCTCAAAGGAGATATGCGTGTCGTTGCCGGTTCCGTTCACACCTCGCCCGCAGTGCCAGCCGCGATGGTTCCAAGGCAACGTCTGATATGTAGCTATGGAGCCATCCGCCAGTTTGCCGATAAAGGCGTGGACGCAGACCTGCCTGCCATCCGGCCTGTCCTGATTCCAATGGTTGTTGTACCGGTTCCTCCCCAGCAGACCGTCGTCCGGCCCCACGTAGCGCCTGAGCCACGGGTTGTTGGCCCCCGTGGAGTGAACCATAATACCCTGCGGAGCGATGTTTCTGCCCGCCTTGAAGCAAGCGTTGTTTATGAATAAGAGCTGGCGCAGGTTCAACTGGTGCCCCCTTTAGACTCGTGCAACCGCGCCAGGACATCTTTTAGCTTGTCGGGCACAGGAAGACCGATAGCGGCTGCGTTCTCCAGAATAGAAATACCTTCGTTGCTCAGGTAAAAGAAGATCACCGCAGTCCTTATCGCCTGGGCCTGCCCGAGCACCTGTCTATCGATGATATGCCCAAGGCCCACCAGCGTGAAGATGAGTACCTTTTTGACGATGCCTTTCGCACCAATTTTACTGGACAGAGTTTTGTCCGTAACCGCACACATCACACCGGTCAGATAGTCGACGACAACAAAGGCGATGAGGGCGTAGAGAAAGCCGTCCAACCCGCCCAAATACCAGCCCAGAAAACCGCCTATGGCGGCAAACGTAGCTTTCGCCAATTCTATGGTAGATTTCAATGACAACTCCTCCGTTTAACTTCGATTTATGCGCATGCCAGGGATATGCCTTCGACCCCTCCGAGTTCCAAAAACCAAAGGTATCCTGCACTGTCCAACTCCCAGATATTTACTTGTGCTCTTTCATAGGGTATAATAGGTCGTAAGTCACACCATGAGGCGGAGATAGCCAGTCAGGGAAGGAAGGTCGATATGGGCAAGAGGAGACGACTACTCTGGGTGTTAGCGACAGCGGTAGCACTTACGGTCCTTGTTTCTATAGTGGTCAGAATCACTTCGGCAAGGGACTATACGGGCGTTGCTGTGGACAATCTGCCCGTTGAAGAGCAGATTAAGGTGGCACGCAGTGTCAGCCTTTCTGCCGTCGTTAACTGGGGAGAGGGAGGAAACATGTACTCTCGGGAGGTCGCTGAGGCCTTTTTGCTTGGTCACCCTTATCCTGATTACCTTGACGCCAGGTATGGCAAGCCGGAGTTATTCGGCAGATCAAAAGAGCGAAACGAGATTGCATTTCTTGTACAGACCACCATTGACCATGACAGAGACCGCGCTTCTGGCATCCCCGTTTCGCAGGATGTGGTTTATCAGCGGATGATTGAGATTTACACCGGATCCGGCATCTACACCATAGTGCTGAATGTCGACCAACGTGGGCGCATCTTAGATTCATGGAGCAGCTTTAGATAAGCAAAGGCAGAGGCCAGACAAATGTCTGACCTCTGCCTTCGTCGTTATGCCAGTGATGTGCGAATCGTGCTGGTGTTTGGCCTGTTAAACGGCAGCCCTGTGTCGACAAAGCCCCAGGTACTGCCAGCCTGGTCAGCCCATTGCCACTGCCCTGACCGTAAGACTGCAGTAACTTGCCAATACGTGCACCAACTCTGTCCCATTGAAGTTGCGACACCGGCTCGGACTGCTATGGTGGAGCCAATAGGGAGGGTCTCAATGATGCCCCCACTCCTGTTCCTTAACACCGCCCCGCGATTTTGAATGGTGTAAGTCCTTAACGTCATTCCATTCCACGCTTGTTCGGACAGAAAGAACTGGTCCTCAACTGGGACAAAGCCTGCTGGCCACTGAGATGCACTGTTGACAAAGCCCCACTGGAGGACACCGGAGGAGTTGCGTACCAACACACAAAAATCGTAGGGCCAGTTTGGGTCCCAGGTGTTTGGGCGCAACCAAGACCACTGCAGCCTGAAGTAGTCGTTAGTCCCAAGTGTCCCAATCTGCACATTATCGAGTTGACCGAAGGATCCCGACCACACTGGGACAGCGGCACCTCTATTTACGCAGAATCGATTGATAACATGGCCGTCTAAGGGTAAACCTGGAGTTGCTCCTGCTGGACAAGACATTTGTTCATTCCTCCTCATTTTTATTGGGTCGCTAGATCGCTCAAACAACATCGAACACTCTTGGGTCCTGTAACCCCAACGCCCAGAATGCCACCCCCTTTAAGCCCCAGCGATGCTTCGCCAGATTCTTAAGCACCGCGAAGTGTTCCGCATCAGAGTAGTGCGCCACACTGAAACCAAGCGCATCCCCCAGATACACGTCCGTCAGCCAGACCCCTCGGTCACGGAGTTTAATCGTTACTGACCTGTCGTCTTCAAATGCAGCGAACGGTGACGTGTGGAAGTAGTCACAATCAAGAGGGATACTCGTTGTCCGAGTATCCCTCTCTTCGTTTGGCCCGGTATATTCGAAATATCCCCATGGATCAAGCCAGGTCACGCCAGTGCGCGCTATACGTCCATGGGTAACGGTCTGCCCATCTGGCAGTGTTACATCTATCGCCTCCTGCGGCACGTAGACATAAGGGCTACCTGCGTCCAGCAGGCTGCACTCGCAAGCGGCATTGCTGGTGCGTATACCAAACCCACCGCTGGCAGGTAAGGACAAGGAGACGCTGAAAACCATAGTGGAGCCCACCCAACACCGCAACTCGCTGCCGCGCGTTCTAATCTGCAGGGTATATAGTGCATGCAGGGCGACACTTTGCGCCACGTCAGGCTGGAGCCTTGCCCATGTCCCGCCAGTCCTTTGCCACAGCTCCGCCGTATGCGTGCTGCGACGTAAAAGGAACAGATAGAGGTCGTTTACTCCCTGAGCTTTGAACACGATGCCCATGGTGCCGTTCCCCTGGGTCATGCGCAGCCTAACCCTGATGTTTAGGTCACCAAACCCGTAATAGGTCAGGTGTGCCTGAGCGTCTGGGGATAGGGCGTCAGATTGGACCATCACCCGGCGCTTTGGGTCCTGATCTATACTCCAAACACCGCCGTTCTGGACATAATACCCCCCGGTATCGGCGCGGAAGTCGTCATACCAGACCCAGGCATGCTCCGGGGTATGGCGCAAAACCTCCGGTGTCAGAATGAAGTTCGCTGGCAAGACCCAGTTGCCGCTGACATCTTTGAACCGGCGTGGTGTGAGCGTGTACGTTCCGCCGCCCCCGTCCATGCGCATAGTGAAACTGCTGCAGATACGAAAACCCCAGAACTGCGTACCCCTTTGACTGCCCGAGCCGTGGACTTCTAAAACATTCTCCCCTGGTTGCATAGCGTGATTGCCCAGGCTAATCCAGTGAGTTCGTCTGTGCAACGGGTACCAGTCGGGGAAAGGGCCAACCTGCAAGGCGACGCCGTTTAGCGCAAGCTGCAGTTGCTGACTGTTGAACCAAGGCGCGTTCACCCTGACCACAAGCTCATAGGTTCCCCCTGCTGGGACTTCAAACGCATAGGTGGCCAGCCCCTCCGCCTCTAAAACTGGTGGAGTGCCCACAAGCCGTGGCGCCCTCGGTGAAATCCACGGGGCGCCGATGGACATCGCCCCAGAGATTTCGTCGTAGCTCACTCCATCGCGGTCAACGATCACCCCTGAGAAGTCATAAACGGGGGACTTCTCGTAGGCTACGAGATAGTTCCGCTTCGTGTTTCCCACGGCCCCCGCGACCCTCACAGCTGGGGACAGGGTGTTCGTCGTGTCAGCGCCCTCTAACTTATCGTAGACATGGAGGAGCAAATATGGACTCTGACTCTCTTGATCATGGTAGCCCGCAAACGGTATCAACGGCTGCGCGGCGTGATGATTAAAGTGCCCCTGCTGCCAGCCAAGGAAAGCCAAGAATGTACCACTGGCCCCGCGGTATCCTGTGGGCGCCCGGTCGATTCGCCAGTTGAAGCCAAAGCCCACGATGCCAAAATAGATCTTCTCCCGCGGAATCCTGGTCACCGCGTAGTCATACACCTGCTCCAGCCACCACATCGGGCTGATTGGTCCGGGAGCGCTACCTGCCCACGCAAAGGCATAGCTCATGATGGCGCAGGAATCAAAGTACGGCTCCATGCGGCGATAATCGCACCACCGTTCCCAGAACGGGACTCCGTCCCCCGTCATGGGTGGCAGGTCCCAGTGGACAAAGCGCTGCGCAGGCCTCGACTTGATGCTCTCATAGATACGCTTGGCCAGGGAGACTACCCCGTCGAGGTTATCGTTGGGGCCAACTTCTAGATCAATATCTACCCCCGCGGCGTAAGGGTGAGCGTCCAAGATGCGGTGCAGTTCGCTGATGAACTTGTCCTGCGCCCCGTTTGCGTTGTTTACTATGGCCCTGAAGCGGGAAAGGATGCCGTCATTGCGAACGGTCAGCAGGTATCTCGTGTTGGGCCATCGTGTTACCCTATCTAAATCCGCGTGTGGCACGGTTCCGACGATGCGCCCTGTGTCATCGGGGATAAGAAAATCGAACAGGCCCATTTGGGTAAACTTATCGCCGTAGTCAAGCCACTCTTGCATGGCACGTGCTGTTTTCAGGAAGGTCCAGGACATGAAACCATTTCCCTGTTGTCTTAAATTAATCACAGCCGCTTCCCCCCGCCTGCCAGTTCCCATTCTTGCATTTCTATCAGGACTCTTGCTGCTGGCTGGGGTCTGTCTGGCGCTCCTTCAGTTAACAGATCAACGTTGAAGCGTGAATTGCCTGCAGCGATTTGGTGATGAACCCCGGCGTAGTGTCTGGTCGGTACACCGTTATGGGTGACCCTGTGTCTACTCGCCAAGAACTCGACCACATCCCCTCTGGCCAAGGCATTGTCATACACAAGCTGCCTGGTTCGGTAGCCGTGTGAAAGCCCCATCCCAGCAGGGATAGAAGTCCTGGCCATTACGGTGAAATCTATGGCCGTGGTCACCACTGGGGTCCCCATCGGCACACTCCAATAAGCACCTCTATTAGGGATGATCAGGGTTTGTCGGCCGCGGATTAGGGCGTTAAAGTGCTTAGGTGCTGCTGGTTGCCCATCCTCGCGGAGCTTCATCAGCATTTCCCGCGTGGCCGGAACGTGGCCTGTAAGCTGCGCACCGTCCTGCAGCATCAAATCCGTGAGGGTCACAGTGCCAGTTGCGTTTTGCACTACCGCCCGGACATCAATTCTCGTTACGCTCTTTTCTTTTTCCTGCGGCGCGATGACCTTGAAGACTCTCTCCATGCTACTGCTCAAAGGAGAAACGTATTTCTGAAGCATGACCGCTCCATAGAGTGGGCAGGACTCCACCTTGGAGCATTACGTCAGTCATATGGACTACGCCTAGAGCATCTTCCATGCACAGCCGCACGTCTATTCTGGCCACTCTCTTGCTCGCCGGGATTGGCAATACTACGTCTTGCCAGGACACGTTTACCACCCCCAAACTAGACTAGTGATATGAAATGCGTTTCGCTGGTTCCGTCTGTGTAATGCAGTACAACCTCGACCCCCACCTTGCCTCCCCCACCTAAGAGGATGTTTTCTGTCTGCGCCCGCAAACTGACCACATAATTCTCCCTGTGTGCTGGCCAGACAGTCTGTGCCAGGGTCTTAGATACACCAAGGGCGCCCACCGCCCGGAAAGAGGCTGGCCCAGAGAAACCTTGGGTATTGTCCACTGTCCAGCCATCGTTGACCCAATAGGCGAACCCATCATCCGCACGCGAGTTTAGCAGGTGGTTAAAGACCATGAGCTGGGCGATGTCTCGTGCCTGGACGCTTTCCTCTGCTTCAAAAACATCCAGTGCGCGGGCCACCTGGCTGAGAGCCTGCGAGAGATCTGCCCGAACCGTCGACAGTTCAATGTCGCTCTCCCACGGCTTCTCTACACTGTAACGCATCCGCACCACGCGGGTCTTAATAGATATCCCCGCGGTTTCATCATGAACCGTTACAACATCCCCTACACGAACTCGGTCTTCCTCATAGCCCGGGAGCATGGATAAGTCCACGATCCCGCAGATGTAACTGGTCTGAGGCGTGTTCAGTGTGGCAAAGACTGCTTCTGCATACTCCTTGAGCTGATGCGGGTCAGTAAATGATTCGGCAAGTAAAACGGCCGACGGCGGTGGGTTATGCGGGCTTGGCACCTCCAGATAGGGGACACCGCCATTCACCAGGGCAATGGTCAGTCCCCGGTGTCCGCGGGGGTACAGCCTATGCACAGTCTCAACAATGCTTATCTCCGATTCAGCCGTGCGCAGGTTTTTGCCTCTCAGGAAGAATACGCCCGTATCTGCACCACCTGCCGCTACCACTGATACGGTACGACGCACTGTATCCCAGACAATCTCTGCATTAAAGGTGCGTTCCAGCTCGCGCAAACACTCCAGGCGGTTACTGCCGCCATTCCAGCGTAAGCTTCGCCGTGCTGTGACCGACACCGTGCCTACCGTCCAGCCTGAACCGGGCAGCAGCCAGGCCAGGATATCTGAGGCCAGCACATTCACCCATTCCTGCGCCGGGAGCGTGGGGAGCTTGCTCAGGTCGTACCAGAGCGCCCACGCTTCAACCTCGACATACCGGTGCCCCTCTGCATACTCCCTGTGGTTCAATATCATGGCCCGATAAATCTTACCCGCCAAATCCAAGGTGGCGTCGACAACAAACTCCTCCGGCACCGGATGGGGCAGAACAAACGTCAGCCTATCTTCCCCCGCCAACGTCTCATGGAGAAAGATATCGTGGGCCTTAGAGAGCAAAGCTACAGGGCGTAATTGGCCGTCGACCACCACAGGCAGGGCGTGCCCCACGTGGGTGAACCACGCTGGGGCCTGCCATGGTATGGGCAGCATGTTATACCGCTCACCAGCGTTGTAGCCTCTGCCTGTGTTGTACATCTTACACACTCCTCAGAAACACAGCTGGCCTGGAACCGGTGATGTATGGTGCTCCGGTGGGGAATGGACTGGGGAACCCATCTCCGTAAGGCCTGGCCAGCCGATATCCCGTGCAGGCCGAGATCCCTAAATCCTCGCTTCCCAGCGCAAGCATACCTGCAGGAGATAGGCCCTGCAGGCCCGGTGCCGCATCTTGCAGACGAGCCAGCCAGTATAAACCCGGCACGAGCATCAGGTTAATTGTCAGTGCCCGGATACCGACGGTGCCCGTTGTCACAACCCCCGCATCGAGTATAAGCTCTCCCGGATACACCGCGCCGGTATCCGCATAGATACCAAGCCTCGCGTTTCCTGCGGATAAGGACGTGACATTAATGGCGATGCGATCAAAGGCCTGGGCCACCGGCACATAAAACGGCAGCATGTCCTGATTGTTGGCGGAGGTGGCAAGCCCTGCGAGCGATGATGCGGTGATGCCCGCATGGTACAGCCCCGCCCGCCGATAACGCAACAGATCAAGTGCATCAAGGCTCAGCTTGTCGGCCGCAGACATGAAGCCAGCTGCTTCCGGGGTCGCCAACGCGTGGACGGCGCCACCCGCACCTGCGTGTTCCAACAACGGCGAGCTCGCTATCGTGTAGGTGAAGTCAGCCGTTATGACCGCATCACTGGCCTGCTGCAGAGAAAACACTACCATCCCCTGTGCCGCATAGAGGACATATTCCGCAAGCGGCACGATATCGCCGCCGCGCCTGACAACCGGTGCCGGGGTCTCCAGCCAGTTCCTCAGTGTCCCTTCATAGATCCGACGGTGCATGGCAGGTTCCGCCTGATCGGACACGGCCTGTAACTCATGGTCGGTGGCCGCCGATGTATGCATGCTAAGCACCGTCTCAACCTTGTTTATAGCGTCCTGAATGCCGGATATATCCGCACTGTAAATCTCACGACTGGGTATCTTTTTAAAGGGCGTTACCGCCATAAGAACACCTCCTTACAGCCATCTGTTGCGGCAGTGCACTTCCAGCCTGGACCACGAGGCACCCCCTGTTGCGGCCACAACGAGCGAATTGAATCCGGGTGCCAATTGCGGGAAGATGGGCTTCTCGAGCAGATGCAGGACACGAGTCCGCGTCTGCCCGGACACTCGCACAGCAGTTTTAGCCGCACAGTCAATTTCCAACCAGTCACCTGTGGCCAATGCACCCATGTAACTTACTGTTTGGGTGCCAACTTGCATAGTCAGCCGCTGTGTGCCGCCAAGGGATGTGCCCTGCAATCTGAATAACGGCTCAGCCGGGGCAGAGCCGCGTTGGTTGTGAGCATAGGATGACGTAGTTACCGTTACTATGTCGGGGACAACGGCGTAGGAGAACGGGTCAGCACACACCAAGTCCAGAGCAATGGTCCCTTGCTGAGAAACTATCTCCGCAGCCATACCCCAACCAGCGTAAGCGGCCATGTAATACTTCTCTGGTACGCTGTCCAGAATCAGCTGCTGCTCACCCCGCAGCGGATTTAGCCAGGCGCGCACACGCTCCGCGCGCTCGTGCAGCTCTGTTATACTCTCGGCCTCCAGCCAGCATTCGAGGCTCAGGTGGCGCTCTCCTAAATCAGGCAGCATCCGCAGCGCACCGTGGCGACCCGACAGGGTGATTATTTTATCCCGCGTGCCTGGCAGGATCGATAGCGGCGATTTAAGCAGTCGGACATGGTACGTGGAGGAGTGTTCTCCGGCGAAAGTAAAACCGCCCATGTTTACTTTCCTCCCCTGGCCCTGGTGTTGGTCTGGATATGGCGATGCAGCTGACGGCTAATGGCGTCGATATCTGTGTCACTACGGACGGTCATGTTCTGTACATTTACCAGCGGGGCATTGTAGATTGACGGCCCCGCGCCAGTTGCTGCCCCCGCAGCCATAGCTGCGCCTGCCATGACCGGCTGGGCACCTCCGATTGAGGGTGCGCGAATCTGTAAATCTTCGAGCTTGCCATACTCGTCCTGGATAACCTTAACCCCCGCCCTGATGTTGTCGACCAGAGACGGGCTCTGCCTGGCAAAGGGATTCAGTTTGTTAAGCGTACCCCGAATGCCATCCACAATGCCCGTGACCGTTTCGCGGGCGCGGCGAATCGGCCCGGCTATAGCTTCCACAATACCGCCCATCATCTCACGGACTCGCGCTACCATGTCCTCCAGCCGCCCTATCGTATTGTCTCGTATCGCCTGGATTACTTCACCGGCGCGATCTCTGGCCCAGGCCAGTCGCTCCCGGATTCCCTCAGCGATGCCGGAAAATATGGTTCTAACACTCTGTCCAAAGGCCGTTATCCGTGCCCCCGCGTCAGCGACAAATCCTGCCACAGCCGCCTTCACATCGTCAAAGTTACGGATCAGCCACACAATGCCCGCTACCAACGCAGCGATGATGGCAATGACGGCAATAACCTTGGCTAAAAGCAGAACCTTCATGGCGATGAATGCGCCGACGGACACTTTCGCCAGAGCCGCGGCTGCAGTCAAGGCACCGAGTGCGGTGGTAATGGCACCGATGGCGCCAATCACCTTGCCTATGATAATTAAAAGCGGCGCCAGGGCTGCTACCGCGGCCAGAACCGTGATAATAATCTTGGCGGTGCCTTCGTCTAGTCCCCGAAACCAGGCAGCAAGTTCTTCCACTCGTTTGGCCAGGTCTTGGATCATGGGCAATAACACCTTGCCGAACGTCACTCCGACTACTGCCCCGGTCATGGCCAGCTGTGCCTTGGCTGTGTCTAACACGTCGTTAAATTCGTTTAAACCGTCCAGCGTATCTTGGCTGAGAATCAACCCCGCCGCAGCCGCTTCATCGCCAAGCTTTTTAAGCGAATCCGCACCGCCGAGGATCAGCGGGTTGAGGTCTTGGGCGGATTTTCCCATCAGGGCCATGGCCATTATGTTTCGTTCTGTTTCGTTCTCCACGCCTCCGAGAGCGGCAATCACGTCATGGAATACCGCTTCGTTGTCGCGCAGCTTGCCAGTCTCATCAGTGATAGCCACGCCCAACCGCTCGAACGTGGCAATTGCTTGCTTGTTCCCATCTTGTGCCGCGCCCATGGTACGCGTTAACTTAGTCAGGCTGCCTGTGAGTGTTTCTAGCGGCACATCGATGAGGTCAGAGGCGTAGCGGAATCTTTGCAGGGTGTCAGTCGTTAGCCCAGTTTGTTTGGCCAGGGTGTTAAAATCATCTGCGGCAGCCGCCGATTTTACGGTTAACCCGACGAGACCGGTAAGGGCGGCAGCGGCAGCGCCGCTGACGGGCGCGAGCTTCTTACCCAGGGCTTCCGTGTCCTTCCCGAACTTACTGATGCCCTCTCCCGCTTGCTTGAAGCGGTTGTTTACCTCTATCAGCTGTTTCTCTAGCCCTTTCAGTTCGGCTTGCGCCGCTATGACTTCCCGTGTTATAGCCCTGTACTGGTCTTCGCCAATCTTGCCCTCGCGAAAGGCCTGCTCGGCCTGCCGCTGCGCCTCCCGGAGGGTGTCCAAACGTTCAGCAGAGGTTTTGACAGCGTCTGCCAGCAGTTTCTTTCTTTGCGTCAGGAGTTCGACGTTGCGGGGGTCAAGCTTTAAGAGTCTTTCGACCTGGCGCAGTTCAGAAGAAATGTCCTTCGCGCTTTTATCTACGCCTTTGAGGGCCTCGCCAAGCTTAGTCGTGTCCCCGCCAATTTCGATGGTGATTCCACGTATTCGTTTGCTTGTCACAGATTCACCCCCCGCTCCTAAAATCTATCAAAATCCTGCTGGCTGGCTGGCCGCGCTCTGACCGGATCCGCGTGCCTGGAACTCGCTTGTGGCACATTCGCGTCATTATAGGTCCCGATGTAATCAATGAGCATCCCCACAGTGAGCGTCTCAAAGTCCTGCAGAGTCAATCCTCGCTGCAGCGCCCCCACCATGATGGTTTCCGTGGTAAGCGCAGGTGTAGCTCCGGCCTCGTGGCTCCCGCCCTCTACTTTTTTTTTGTCCCCATAAGGCTGGCTGCCAAGAGGTCGACTGTCTCGCGCAGGACTTCGTCCAGCGGGAACTCGCTAAACTGGTCAAGCCATATTTCAGGCTCCGGGATAGACGGGTCCGCAGTTTTGGCCATCACCCAGACCAGGTTATAGAACAACTCGAGGTCGAGCGCGTCGTAATTTTCCAGTTCACCCGTCGTGACGTTGATCGCTTTCTCCAGCTTGAGCAGATCTTTCAACGCATCGCGCTGGAACTGGGCCTTGTAGCGCAGCAAATAAGCGGCGGTGCTCTTAAAACGCACCGCCCGCCCGTCAATTATGATTGTTTTCTCCATGCTGATTACCCCTATGGTGTCGGGGGCACGAAGGTATACACATCAGTGAAGAAGTCGCTATAGCCAGTTTTGCCAGCTTCCAGTTTGGCTTTAACAAAGCCGGTGCCCGGCGCGGGGCTGGCAATCAGGTTCAGCGTTTCGGTCCCAACTTCCACCGCGGCTGCTGTCGTTGTACTCGTCAGCGCAGGCCGACGTACGTGCACATAGTACAATACGTGCCGGGTTGCGTTAACATCGCCGTTAAACTCGAACAGCAGAGCGATCTGCTTGGGACGGGCGTTAACATCCTCAAACAGACCCTCGTTCTGGTCGAGCCTGTCACCCAGCACGGCAATGCGGAAGGCGTCTGGCATTAGCGCCATTTCCAGCGAGCCTTCATAGCCCTGATTGGACTCGACACTAAAGTACAGACCGTCGTCCGCGTAAAATTCCGCCTTCTCACCTTTAGGCTCAAGCGTAATACTAACACCGCCAGGTACGGGCACGGGGGTCGCATACGTGAGTGTCCCGCCAGTTTCGGTTGCCACGGCGTAGTGTACATTCTTCAAGCCGTACTTCACTTTGTTGGCCGACATGAGGCACCTCCCTAGATCTGAATTTCATAAACAACTTGGTAGAGCTTTTCGCTGGGTATCCACGTCTCCCGCTTGTCGTAGAATATTTCATTCGCGGTCAAAGCCGCTTCAACCAAAGCTTCCCTTGCGACGTCTTTGCGCAGGGAGTACAGCTCCACCTGGTAATTAGTGCGGGGATAATAGACCCTATTGTCCGCCGCGAAGTTGTCGCTACCTTCAGCAAAATATGTGAGATAGGGCAACTCAGGCGGGGCTGCCCCAAAGTGTGAATACGCCACCGGCAAGCCGGTGGCACTGAGGATTTCGTATAGTCTAGCCGCCACGCCTGATCACCTCCTCTACCGCGGCAAAGTAATCAGCCGCTACCTTATCTCCAACAGGGTCGATGTGCGGCTGTGCCTGTGTCCTGCCGCCGTCCCTGGTGGCGTGGCCGTGCTCTAACAGGTGGGTGAGCCGAGGGCGTGCCTTGTTGTGCAAAATAAACCGCATCGGGCCTCTGTAAGTTTGCTCTACTCTCACGCTCCAGCCGCGCCTATATCTGCCTGTGCGCTTTGGGCTTGCGCTGAGGAGCTCGGCTGCACCTTCACGCGCGACGCGTTCGCCAGCAGTGTTCATACCCTCCACGATGTCGGCGGTGTATGTGGCTAGTCGAGCCATGATCTCCTTGCTCAACTGGTCGACCTTGATTGTCAATTGACTTCCCCCTCACCCTCTACACGCGTTCTACACACATCAATGTTAGCTCCCGCTTTCTGCCGTCCACATCAAGTACTGAATGGATATCAAACGTCCTGGCACCTTCCAGCAAGCGCATGGCTGGGACAATACCTGGGCGGTGGCGAATGCGGACGCGGTGTGTCACCTCGGCGTTGACCTTGGCCGCATCGAAAAACTCCCGGCCGGAAATGGCCTCAATTTGCGCGTAGACTGTAGCGGTATCGCTCCATGTTTCGCTCACTACGCCGAGGCTGTCCTGGGTCAAAGTCGGGGTTTGCAGTGTGATCCGATGCCTCAGCTTACCTATGGCCATAAGCCTCACCAGCTTTCTTTCCGGTAAGCAAAGAGCAGCCTCTTGATGGTATCTACAAGTACCGGAGTCAGAAGGGCCTCGCGCTGCTCGTAGAACTGGGCGGTGGCATAAAGGATTGCCTGCCGGACAACCTCCGGCACTTCCGCAAAGTCGGACAGCGGCTGGCGGAGGATACCTGCGACGATATCCTCCGCTGCAGCCATAAAGCTGCCGATGAGCGC